CTTCACGCATAACAGTATCAAATGACCTACCGTCTAAATCAGCATCAGCAATAAATGATTCTAATTGTGGGTCTCCGTCTAATGTTCCATAATCTCTTGTCGGTGGTACTCGCCATAAAAAACTTGTATAGATTTGCACAACATTTTTACAATGATTGTCAATAGGTGTATGTCTAACTCTTTGATCGTATTCTTCTGGACTTTCTAAAATATATCTGTGTAAGTAATACCCATTACTATAATCTCGGCCACCCAAATAACTACGAATAAAAAATTCCCAATTATCTACATTCTTATGCCAAAGATCATGTTTATTTTTTAAAAATTTTCTGTCCATTAACTCCACCTACTTGGAGGGCTCGGTTTAAATTCCCTTTTAAGTGGGTAATTATATTCTATCATATATCCTAATGCATCGTTGAAATGATCGTAACCACTATCTTTGTCAGGTATATGCGTTCCCTCTTTGTATATTTGTCTTTCTATGCTTTTAATTACATTTTTGCAAGATTTTAAAATATACAAACTGTTTATGCCTTTTGCGTTTTTAAGTTTTGCATTAACTGAATTTATTCTATCTCTTACTAATGGTGCAGTGCTTCTCGTCTTTACTTCAAACCCTGCATTTTTTAATATTGCTAAGTCAGTCAAACCACCAGCAGATGTTTTGCGTTGCCTTGCACTTGGATCAGGATAAATAATTGATTTATTTTTATATCTGCGTTTTATTTCTTCAACCATTTCATTTGTATTTGATGACCATATTTGTATCTCATCTATAACATAAATAATATCATTTTCTATTATAGAAACAACAGCACACATAGGGTCAACATTAAAATCTAATCCAATATGTAAAGTTTTGTATGTGTTTTCATAATGCTCAATAATGTTTTTATTTCTATCAAAATTATAATAAATCATACCAGCATAATTAACAAACGATGCCATGTACTCTTGTTGAAAAGTTCTTTCGTCTAAATCATCTCTAGCTTGATCTATCTCTTTTTGAGGAACTTGTAATCCCTCAAGAGTCGTAAATTTAAAACTTTGCCATTCTTTATCTGATTGACCTTTTACATACATGTCATATCCCCAGTTACCAAAACCTCTAGGTGTGCCACAAAATAAAGCATGCCCTTGTGTATCACTGAGGGTAGGTCTCAATACTTCATACCAAGCAACAGGATTTATGTCAGCAAACTCGTCCATAACTAAAAAATCTAAACCTATACCACGCAAGCTATTTTCATTATCTGCACCACGAAGCGATATTTTTGAATTGTTACGCAATGTTACAGTCAAATCACTGTTATTTACTTCAGATAACCAATTATGCTTACGCAATCTTTGTACTAATTCCTGCCAACATATTGCTTTTGCTTGTCTATAAGTAGGTGCTACATACCAAACTTTTCTGTTAGGAAACCTTGCAAATCTAGCAAGTTCATGGATTGCTAGGAAAGTTTTACCAAATCTTCTACCTGTAATTAATATCCTAAAACGAGAGGGATTATTTATTACCTCTGTTTGGGGTTCAGTAAGTGGCATTAAACAAGGTCAGTATTCCATGGCAATGGTTCTGATTCTTCAGATGTTTCAACCTTGTCTTTCATACCAAGATAATTTTTAGAAAGCCAAATCAACATAGTAGTATTACCACGCATAGCTTTATCAAACATTGCTCTACGTAATGACCTTTTGCCCATATCCCATCCCTTTTTTATAGGGGGGTCAAAATTACGTTTTAATGTGCTTACTGATACACCACAAAAGTTTGCAATCTCTTCACGAGTACACTGCATTGCGGCTAGTTTTTCTATATCTTCTAGGGTATATGGCAGTTCTTTCTTCGGTCTGCCTACTTTTTTTTTCTCTGTCATTTTATCCTCTTTCCCCTGAGTAATGGGTATTTTGACTTTTTACATTATTTTTTTTTCAATCTCAAATCTTTTAATTTTAACTCGTAATATCCTTTTTTACTTATGAAAGTCTTACATACATAAGGATATTTTTTTTCAAGCTCTAAAGCAGACCATTTAACCCTTTCTTTTGTTCTTGTTTCTTGCATACCACCAGCCTCAGTATAATATGCAGTTTCTGGTGCAATATAATTAAATCTTGTGACTCCGTTATCATGCAAATAATATTTTATAGTTCTTTCAAAATCTTCTTTATCTTCTAAATCAACAAAGGCATGTTTTTTGTGATTATTTACAACACCATAAAAACAGCCAATAATATATCTAATATCAAATGTGACGTTTTCTTTCATAAAAAAAGCATTATGAACAGGGTATATTCCCCAAAGATTGTTGTTATTTGACATAGAAATATCAAAACAATTTTTAATTACTGAATCTAAATCTTGTATTTCTATTAATGTTTTTTTATTTGCATACATTGATACTGTTTTAATATCGTCGTCCATACACAATATTTTTTGATTTTCTGGATAATAGTTAGTTATAAAATTTCTATTAGCACCGCAACCCAATGCACCTTTAACTACATTTACATTTAAATCTTTGTATAAATCATATTCATTTTCATCACTTACAAATACATCAATCAAATCAAAATTTATGTTTGTTCTTGATAAATATGCCAATGATTTTTTTCTTATTGCCTCACTTCTTTTGTATGATGGTATTGCTATTCTGTATGTCATTTATTTTTTATCCTTTCTAGTTCTTCACTAGCACTACCACATTCTGTCATTTTTTCCCTAAAATAAGCCACTATTGAGATTCTTTCAGCATTGCCAATGGGTTTTATTTCAGTATTTCCGTGTAATTCGTGAACATCAAAGAATGCTAAATCACAACTACGAACATCAACACCTACACCGTATTTTGGGATTATAGTATATGCACCTTTATAATCGCCAGCTTGCAAAACTCCTAAATTACCAAAACCCTCTTTTAAATCGCCAGCATCATAATGACAGGCAGTCCTAAAATTTTTGTTTACTGTAATTGTAGTAAATGGTGTTTCTGGTATTTTAAAATCTTCATGAGTGTTATCCCATGCTTTTTTTTGTGGTTCATATCTTTCTGGAATGTATCTTTTAAATAAATCCCCAATATATTTTACATAGGGTAAAGTTTTTTTATATTCTTCAAAATATTTTCGTGTGAACTCTGTTGTCCTACAATATGGTATCCTTGAATATCTATCAGCATATCCAACGATTGAACTATAAACTGCTTTTGCCTTTGGACTATTTGATAGTGTACCGTCTTTTCTTAATGGCCAAAAACGATTACCTCTTACTTTACCGACTGTTAATCCGTCAATTTTATCGCCTGTTTTGAGTTCTGGTGGCAGTGGACCAGCTGCTTGACCACGATTATTAGATACTGCTGTTGCTTTTCTAAAAACTTTATATGCTTCAAAAGCAATATTATTTGGTATTACATTTTTTAAAAATACAAGTAATGTCTCGCCTTTTTCATTTTTAACTATTGTATCAGTATTTATGACTGGATATTTTAAAAATGTTTCATCAATAAATTTACCATGCAAATCTTTGATTTGTTGATCATTTAATACAGGACTAGCCTCTATTGTGTTCATTTTCTATAGCTTTAAAAACAGTGTCAGTTAAATTATTTGTATTGTACCTTTCTTGTAATGCATTAATCATTTCTTTAAATTTTGGTTCTGATTCAGAATTTAAAAATAATTGCACCATACGAACTTGTGAGGGGATAAAATCCTCTACATTATCTGTATCAGTTTCCATACCAGATTGTTCAGGCGATACAAACAATGGATCATCTTGATTAAATATCCTGTTTAGTTCGGCATTTTCAAATCCTAAAGTATCAAGGTCAAACTCGTGTTTTTGTAAATCTAATAATTCAAGGTTTAACAACTCATTATCCCACTGTGATTCTTCAGAAACTCTGTTATCAGCGATTCTGTATGCTTTTACTTGGTTTTTAGATAATTTATCAGCCACTATTACAGGAACTTGCGTCATTCCTAATTTTTTTGCAGCCATATATCTTGTGTGACCAACAATAATTACATTATCTGTATCTACTACTATCGGTTGTTGAAATCCAAACTCTTTTATAGAGCCAGCTACTTTATCTACATGCTGATTTTTTCTTGGGTTTCTTGAGTAAGGGATTATTTTATCTAATTCTATATTTTGCATAATTTACCTATATTCATTTGCCATTTCTAAATCTTCAATGGCTTGTTGTTTAGTTATCTTACCTAGTTTTATACCTCTATCAATAACATCTTTGTGTTTTAATGCCCAGTCTTTAACAAATCGTGTGACTTTTTT